TTTTGTTCCAGTACCTCCAACACCACCTGTAGCAGTTAAGGTACACTCATAATACAAGTTGTCATCATAAGAAAATTTACTCCATACATTTGTACTATCAATATCCCTCCATTTACCATCCCCTTGACCAGAACTACAATCTAGAACTGTCCAATCAGTCGAACCTGCGTCAAAATAATATCCACTTGTGCCATGAGCTACCGATGTACAATTATAAAACAATCCTTTATCTGAACTATTGTTCACTAAAAATCCATAAGTTGAGCCATCACTACCAATAGTAGAACATTCTTTTAACGTTTGTTGTCCAGCAGAAATATAAAAACCATGAGTTGATTGTCCTGAACAACGACAATTAACAAGCTCATTCCCAACTCCTGTTATATTAAATCCCTTCGTACCTCCAGAAACTTTAATATCTTTATAATATCCACCAATACCACTAATGAGTAATCCCTCGGCAGCGGTAGGAGTAATTTGCATTTGACCAAGTATTTTACAGTAGTTTCCACTAACAGTAAGCCCAACACCACTCGCGGGATCAATAATCATTCCTATCTCGCTCCAGACCTCTATACTATCCTTATTAATATCTAATCCTAATTCTGTGTAAGTACCAGACATAATCGTAATAGCATCTCCCGCACCACAAGCTGTAATCGCTTCTCCGATAGTCTTAAATGCTGCATCTGGTGTTTTCCCATCCCCACTAGCAGATATAACTGCATTAATAAACCATATCTCACCACCAAATTTAGGAATGTGTCTTATCGTTTCATCTGTTCCTAAACTCCCTACAGCCGCCTCTATTCTTTTGGTGGCAGAAACAATAGAATCACCACCAACAGTATCGTCTTTATTACCGACAACATCCCTGGAGTATACATTATCTGTTGTGTCGGCTGTTGGTACAACCCCTAAACTAGGGGCATCAACAAAAAAATCAAGTGCCTCAATCGCTGCCACTGACGCATAAGCCACATCAGATTCGTTTACATATGATGAATAATCGTTCGATGCAACAAGCTGATCGTCTGAACTGATACTATATATTGCAACATTATCACCATTAACCTTTAATGCACACGTTCCAGCGGGTACAGCCCTATACGAGCCGACTACCCATTTTTCTGTTGCTGCATCTTTATATAGTGCTATACTCATAACTTATGTTTTTAAATTGTAAATTCTGGTTCTATCGATTGTATTTTTGCTAAAAGTTTTTCACTACCAATATTGTTTCTAAATTTTAATCCTAATTCACTGGCCTTGTTTTCTAACTTTTCACGACCTTCATTAGATACTTCAAGTTTGGCCTCAATGGGCTTAATATTTTCAAGTGCTTCAAGACGTTTTAATAACATCTCATTTTGCTCCTTCATTAATTCGACCTCTGACTTAGGCTTAATCAATGCCTGTTTTCTTGAATTAAGTTGAGTGTTAACTTCATTCATTCTATCAGTATTCTCTACAATGATAGCAGCCTGTGTTTTTGTTTTAGGAGTATAATCAATACACTTAGTGCATTTTATTTCACATGCTCCTAGCTTTTTCCAATTGTCATCCTCCAATATGTTAGCTAATTCAAACTCATCATATTTCGGGCTGATTGTTTCGTTCTTCAATTTCCCTTCTGCGTTGTAGTTCGGGGTCTTCCCGATCACCAACTTCATTGTGTACACTTTCATAGTCTATTATGTTTTTTATTAATAACTCTCTTGCAATATCTAGTTTTTTAATCATTGATACATTTTCACCAAAATAGTTATTGAAGAAGTTGTTTAATTCTCCATACTCAGCTTCAAATGAATCTATGTAATATTTAAAGTTTAATCTTAATTCTTTTAACTGTGGGTCTACATTTTGCATCCCGATAAACTCCGAATCTGTCAATGTAGAATAAGGCAATAACTTATATAATAAATTACTACGTTCTAATTGTACGGGGTTATTTTTATAAATAGAATAGTTTATTCGACTAATTAGATTTTCCTTGTCAATTGGATCAATTGCCTTTGATAAAGAATCCCTTAATTCAAACTCTGTCTCCAAATAAAAATCTGTTCCAGTATCAATAAATGCTTTCTTAAATGATTTATTATGTGATATTTTTAAAGACTTTGTATCTAATGACGTTTGAAGTTTCGATAATTTGCCGCTTAATTCTATAAGTGTATTTTCTAATGTTTGGTTTCCTCTGGCAATCTGATCTTTATTTTTAGCCTGTCCGTTTGAGTCCTCTTGTCCTTTGCCGACTAATTGATATTTAATTTCGCTGTATTTCTTATCAATAAATTCATCCCACCACGTTAATATATCAACTGGTATGTAATGAAATTTAACAAAGTTTGCGTTTAAATCAAATGGTTTTTCTCCATTGTCTCCAAATTTTGGAACTGGTAACGATAATACTGTTCCTGCTTGAATGATTGTTTTTGGATTGCAGACAGGGCAGGGGATAAGTTTATCTTTGCTGCCTAACATTCCATTTTGATCTGCAATATATTTATCTACACACTTAGTTCCATTTGAAAAAGTACTACCACATGCAGCATTATTTTTCTTATAATGTGTAATTATTGGTAACGCTCCATGAGGCAAACACATTTTTTGTAACGTGTAGTAATTTACATAGTTCTCAAACTTCTCTAAAAAATTAGAAAATATTGATTTACGAACTGCAAATTTAGATACGTTTAGTGGTTCTACTGATATGAAGTCGGCTGGACATTGCCCAATATCGTGAGGATTTTTAGACTCTTCAATAAAATCTTCGCCTTCTTTGGTATAAACAGCATAAAATTCATCAGTATAATAATACCACCTTTCTACACCCTCACTATTAACACCAACAAATGCAATCCTCTTAATTGACCCGTCTTTATTTGGTTCAATAGCCTTAACACTATTTATCTTAATTGTAAACCTGTATGGCTCTCTTTTATCTTTATAATCGGTAATAACTATTGAGTTATGACTATTAATCAACTCCTCAAAAATCACATCTTTGTAATAATTAGAATATTTATCTAAATATGAAGCTGATAACTCAGCACTCTTTGAAGTGAATTGATAATCATAATAAGCATTCGTAGCATCAAATACTTTTTTTAATTCAGGAACTACGTCATCCTGTATTAATGAGGCTGTTGGTAATGGGTGTCTAAGGAATTTAAGGAATGATCTAAAATTATCTTCACGCATCCAACTATGAATCCAGTTCATAAACGGATTACTTGACTCCCATAGATTATCTACTGATTCCTCACTATTAATATAAATATCTGAGTTAAGATGGGTTTGTATAAAATAGGCTAACTTTTGCTCGTATGCAATAGCCTCACTAATTTCAGGTTTATATTTACACTCCTTTATAAAATCCTTCATAGTTACCTAAGAAAGTGTAAATATATTACAATATTTGTAAATATTCCTATAATGGGAATTTATCCCTTATTTATGTCGCATAAACAATTTTGGGAATAGTTTTCTTTTGGGAATTTACTTTAATGCAAATCCCTTCACTTGTTTTAGTTTAGTTTCATTAAAATATAGAGTCCAGTTGTTGAACACTTCAAAGGGTTCTTTGTTGTTGTTTATCCAATCGTAAATCGCTCCGCTTCCTATACACATCATACGGGCTGCCTCTGCTTTGCTTACATTTGAATATGATTCTTTGGTTTTGTTATTTATTAGTATCATTAAATTTCGCCCGTAATTTACCCCAAACAATATCATTAAATTCCAATTCAAAATATTCATCATGTAACATTATCACAATATTGTTTTCCAGATTCATGTAAGATAATTTAACATCTTCAATGTCGAATAGTAAATCATAACTCTTTAATTGCTTTTCCGGGATAGTGGTTGCTTTATATCCTAACGCATTGTTGGCAGCCGTTACTTCATTTATTTCATCAATATTAGTAATCAATATCATTCCTGCTTTCATAGTTTTTATTTTAACTCCATTGTATATCTTCGTAGTAATCGTTAATTTCACTCCCTTTACCATAATCTATGCTAACATATCTTATTGCTGCCAGTCCATCAGGCTCATGCCCGTGAGGCTCTGGTATTATTTTGCCGTTATGATCTATTTTCCAGAACCAACCTTCAATCCCTTTCTTTAAATTAATTGATCGCTCAGTTATGAATAGATTATATCCACGAAGTTTATTTATTGATGGTACGATTGATCCGACTGGTTTTTTAACGCCTTTAATGTTATATCCGTGCTTTCTTATGTCTAGTATTTCGGTCTTCCCTGCGCTATCAGCTACTATCTTATGACCTTTCATATGTTCAACTTCATCGAGCTTATCAACAATTGATAGCCTTGTTGCACCTTCCAGCTTTTCAGGCAATAAATTATTTTCACAGAAAACTTCATCACAATATAGGTTGTTATCTTTTATCCAAATATCAACTAATGTTGTCGGGTCAGGGGATACACCAAAGTCTATTCCTGATTGAATACGTTTTGCATTATTGGGGATTTGAGTAATAAATTCATATTTATAAATCCTTCTTTCGGAATAAAACCCGGTCAATCCCAGACCATAAACACGAAACCATTCAATATTATCTTTCCGGGAAAGTATATAATCTATCTCACTCTGAGGGCACATTTCATTGTCTAGATAGGTTACAATGATCTGTTCACTTATTGGGTTTCCTTTTTTATCTTTTAGTTTCGGTACTTCAGTATGAGCCCAAAATTCAAAGTCTGGGTTATAATCAATATAAACGTCACCATGTGTACGCCCTATATAGGTAGAGGCAACTTCCCATCCGATTTTGTTTGCCTCATTGATATACAGTTTCCCTCTTCTTTTTGATTTACCAGCGGCCTTTTTTACATCTGATATATATCTGAATTGTATTACCCCACCATCATGTTTTAAGTCGTGATCTGTTTTGTTATAATCCCGATCCCAATCTAATTCCATTGATTCATACAACATCTTCATATCTGATATTGCACCATCTTTCAAGTTGTCGTATGTGTCGGTTACTATTGTGGTAATGTCCTTATCCCTTGAACAATCTTCTAATATTATCTGAGCAATAGATATATTTTTTCCTGCACCCTGACCTCCTTGGACAACCTTTATTTTAGACTTAATATGTCTTATCTTGTAATATGTAGAGGTTCGGTAAATCATTCTTCGTCTGGAAACTGTTTAGAAACATTTTTATATTTTATTGCCCCATCCGTTATAGTCTGGTCAATTTCCTGCTTAGGCAATCCATAAGCCGAATCCATCAAGGCTTTATAAGCTCCTGTATCTTGTCCTATAATAGCTTTCGCCACTTGCATTATTGCCATTGCTTCTTCAATAGTAATGTCGTTAGTAATTTCGGGATAGATTTCTTTTAGCTTTTCAACTGCTTCATTTGGTAACTTAGCATTCATAGCCATTATTGCACGTGCTATTGTTGATCTGTTCTTCGCTCCTTTTGGTCTGCCTCTATTTTCAGGCTGATTTTCAGTACTGAATCTTGTTTCTTCTGGTGGATTTTTCCTTGCCATTTTGCCGTTATTTTGCCGTTATTTTGCAATTTTCTTTTTCATTTTTTCAACTTCTTTAATCCATTCATTAGAAAAATCAAATAGTTTTTTGTCATTGTCTATTATATATTGCTCTAAACGAGCATTATAACTATAATTACCACTACCTTCAATACTGTAATAATTTAATTTTTCGGTTTCTAGTATTGCTATTTTAGCATGTGATGTTATAAATATAATGTTAAAATGATCTTTTAACATTTCTACTGCAATTGATTTATCTTTTATCCCTGCATTTCTTATTGATGAAATAACAAGAATGCAATCATTTAATTTTCCTTCGCTCTTTAACTCTATAAGTGTTTTTGCTGCTGCTTGATTTATAGCGAATATAACTAGTTTTGCGCTTATTATTTTTTCTTGGTCTGCTATGTGTTTTATTATCGCAACTGAATTAAATGCTTTTGTAGTTATTAATCTTAACTGTTCTCCTTTTTTTGGTAGTCCTATTTGCTTAACTTTATTAATAACAGATGTCGTTTTCCCCTGAAATTTCTTGTATAATTTATCATCAAGATCAACATTTCCATCTTCATCTTTTGATTCAGTATAAAAATTCCAGTTTAATCCTTCCCACATAATCAATAAATTTTCAACATTTTTTCACCCAAAAACCCCACGCCCAATTAAGGAGGTGGGGCGGTTATCGCAGAACTTTGCGAGAAACTACGAAATCATTTTTCTTTTACCTTTACTTGTTAACTCAACATAATTTCCAGTTAGACCACCTCTAGGGCTATCGTTATCTACTATAAAATCAATATATTGTTTTAATCCAGCTAATCGAAGTACACGAATTGCGTCATCTGTTCTATCAATGTTTGTTGTAAATCTACCTTGTCCAGAAGTATGACAAGTATAAACTCTTTTTCCTGATGTTAATAATTGCTCGGCATAACGGTAACCATTTGAATTAGTTGTTTCTGATTTGGTTCTGGTGGTAAATGTTGATTTTTTCATGGTGCAAAGTTTTTAATTTATCGAGGAATATCCCCCTTTTGTCTTACAAATATACAACATTTTATTATTATGTCAAGTGTTTTTACTAGTTAATTTGACTATTCATGCTAATTTATAACTAATCTAAATAGTTAAAAACAGGGATAAAATACACGGCTCACTCATAAGTTACCTTTCTATTGTTGTGCTATCCCTGTTTATTTTTTAGCAAAGTTAATACATTTTTTCTTGTTTGTCAATTCTAATTGTGTTTGATGTGTATATTATATCTCGATTAGATACAACCTTTAAATTAATAAATTCGCCATATTCTAAACTAATAGGCATTTTTGATACATTCTTTTTTATGGTTAATTCATATATTCCATCTCCCCATTCAACATCACAAACAACACCTATATGTTGAGGACTAATAGTTTCAAATTCATGGTATAACACATCATTAAAAGGGAAGTACCAATTCATATTATCGCTATACCTTAAAACCATTATAGTGATAGT